TTCATTAGGTTTTTTGATCTGAATTCTACCATCAGTTGTTTTGTTTTCGAATTCTGGTTTGGTGTTTTTAGTTGGCGTTGTACGATTTGCATCTGGAGATTCTACTTTCTTTGGCATATCGACTTTATTTTTACGCTTTAGGCTATCTGGAACTGGTGGCAAGTTAATACCAGTATCAATAACTTCTAAGATTTCTATTGGAACCGTCATAGGGTCACGCCATAGACCCGGAGCGTATTCTACCACAATATCAACATAATAATCCGCTGGAGAGTCGGTTCCGCCTTTGTAATTACCACTTGTCGTTGGTCTTGTGCTTTTAACCGCACCAGCACGCAAATTAAGGTCAGTATTCATTGCATTTTCAAGCATCTTTAGAAACTGGGCAGTGAAACCCTTTACCTTTTCATTTTTAAGCGCATCCTTTCGTATACGAACAAGGTCGCCAGACATGATTCCACCATTTTCAAACCTTGTAGTAGCGGTTTCAATTAAAATATCATATTTACCTTTTTTAAATTTCATTTAGAATCTCCTTAAACTATAGTTACGTAATTATTTACCCATTATTATTAAAATTGCTACCATTTAGAACCCTTGAAACGATTGTCTTTAGCCCAAAGTGGTTGTAGGTTTGTGTAGTGAAAACATTCTATTTGTTGTTTTGGGTCATTTAAGTCAAAACTGGCACAAGGACGAATATGATCTATTTCCCACTTTCCGTGGTTGCTCCATGTCATTCCAGATTGGAATAGTTTTTCTAGGTGTATTTGTAGTGTGTTTATAGAACAACCCAGTAGTTGTATAGTGTGGTCGCTCTTTTGCGATCCTTTAAGAGCTTTTAGTATTCTGTTTCTTAACAATACTCGTAGTTTATATTGTTTATCCAACATATATCTTTCTTTGTTTCTTTTATTTCGGTGTTCTAATAAATGGGTTTTATTCTTTAATGAATATGCTTTTTCGTATATAATTACACTGGGATTATTTAGTCTTCTTAGTCTACCCAGCATTCTTCTTTTCTTTAATTCATCAGGCGTTTTTTGTTTATTAAGAATGGTTTCTTTATTTTTTGTATAATATTCTTTAGCCTGTTTGTTTATATATTCTCTGTTTTTAGATTTATATATTAAATCACGATTTTTAATTCGGGTTTTATTGTTTTGTCTATATTCTTGTTTTTTTGTTTTGTAACAACATATACATTGATTTCTATATTTTTTCGTATCGTTTCTATATGAAAATTTATCTATTGTTTTATTTTCTTTACAGGTAGAGCAGATTTGTTTGGTTGCATTCATGATTACCCCTTATAAGTATTATTGTAACAGGACAACCACATACCCCTGTGGCTGATACCCATTTCCGTGGGTTTCTAACTGTTACTTTAAATTATTTACCCAAACACTAGATAAAATGTACCAGTTTGTTAAATATTTATGATATGGGATCTATTATATTAAACAATTTAAAAAATACAGGAAAAAACACCAAGGGTTACACGTATGTAGACCTTAATTTGGACATTTCAGAGCATATGGTACCAACAATATTGACAAACACTACTATTCAGGGGAAAGATATAGAAGTTGATTATGATATTGCTGCTATAAACAACTCATTATTGAACATTTTTAATACTACACCCGGTGAACGGTTCCTAGTTCCAAGATTTGGGGCAAACCTACGTAGATATCTATTTGCACCAGTTTCCGAGGCTATTGGACACAGAATTGGTTCAGAAATCCTGCGAGCAATAGAGGAATGGGAACCAAGAGTTGTGGTTGACAGAATTAATGTTACCGGATATCCGGATAACGCATCTGTATCACAACTAGATGCCCATCAATATGATGTTGAAATACAAATCACTATACTTGGACTAAAGGAAAAGGTTTCGTTTACGGGTGTGTTAACGCAAGATAGTGATAGATTAATAACAAACTTGAGCAGGGTTTGTCCTGTATAATGATAATTTTAGGAGATTTTAAATGAGTATAAATGATAATGGTTGTCCAAATACAAAAGATGGATATTTAGCGTTCGATAGCTTATCTATCAAGCAACATATCAAAGATAGATTAACAGAATCTGGTGTGTTTAGTGATCACATTTATGAGGGTAGTTATATATCTACAGTTATAGACATTGTTGCATATACTTTTAATGTTTTAATGTATTATCTTAATAAAACATCCACAGAATCAATGTTTTCTGATTCTCAAATATATGAAAACATGAACCGTATAGTAAAACTTATTGATTACAAACCAATAGGATATCAAACCTCTACACTTAACTTTGTTGTTAGCGCATTAGGAACCGGAGAACTTGCTAATCCAGGATTATATACAATACCAAGATATTCATATTTTCAGTTGGGGGGAATACCATATTCTTTTAATGAAGATATAACAATAGCAAAATCACTTAGTGGGCAGACTGAAAATCTATCCAATTTTTCTAACGAGAAATTATTATATCAGGGCAAATATGAGGAATATCCAACATATACCGCAATAGGACAAGAGGGTGAAATTGTATATATGGTTCCTGGAGATAATGTATTAATTGATCATTTTAATATTGATGTATATGTAAAACCAAACCCATCAGATGGTGGTGATTGGGAACAATGGGAATCTACACCATCCCTTTATCTTGAGAACGCAAACGAAAAGAAGTATGAAATTAGATTTAATGAAAACAAAAGGTATGAAATTAAATTTGGTAATGGAATAAATGGAAGAAAGCTGGATGCTGGATCGAGTGTTGCAATTTATTATTTACGATCTAATGGAACATCGGGAGAGGTTGGTGTTGGAGTACTTAATGGAAAGAGCTTAAATAAGTATACAACCACACAATTTGATTCAATACTAACGGATGTAGTGGCGGGAGAATATTCTTTTCTTACTACCCTAGCAAGTATTATATTTAATAATACCAATGTTTCTACATATTCCAGTACAGAAGAAAGCGTTGATAGCATAAGAAGCAATGCTCCGGGAATTTTTAGATCTCAATATAGATTAGTTACCGAACTTGATTATGAAAACTATATTAAAACAAATTTCGCTAATTTAATTAGCGATGTATCGGTGGCTAACAACTGGAAATATCTATCACAGCAAATGAAATATTATTATGATCTTGGTATAACTAATCCTAATATGGTTTCCAGGGCATTATTTAATCAAGTAACCTTTGGTGATTCCTGTAATTTTAATAACATTTATATTATTGTAGTACCTAAAATAAACGCCAATTGGTCACAACCAATATCATTTTTATCACCCGCACAAAAAGAACTAATAATTTCCTCAATGCGTAGTGAGAAGGTATTAACATCTGAAACTATAATGGTTGATCCTGTTTATGTTTCCGTGGGGTTGGGAATATCTAAATCCGGTGGTGCAATAACAATTGCGGATGTAAATAACACAAGATTGCAAATCATTAAAGAAGCAAGTTCTAGAAGAGACAATTCTTCAATTCAACTAGATGTAAAAAATATATTTTTAACCTACTTTAATAGACAAAAAGTTAAGTTGGGACAAACCATTGATATTAATCAACTAACTTCTGACATATTATCAGTTAATGGAGTTAAAACGTTTTATACTCAACGAATTGACGATAGTAGCATCAAAGAAGAAAACCTTTCAATGATTGTATGGAATCCAATATATACTAGTAATGTTACTTCAATACGAAATAATTATACGTTAGAATATTTTATGTTTCCGTATTTATATGATATTTCGAACTTTAGTAAATATATCGCAGTGGATAGCGAATCTACCGTTTATGAAAGTGTCGAATACTAATGGGGATTTATGCTAAGTTATTATACGCTTGAAACTTATACTACTACGATGTATGGAATAACTTCCGATTCATCGTCAGTAACCTACTATCCTACAAACAATACGATATTTATCGTTGAATCTAATCCTGGAACTCCCAGCACAATTATTAATATTTATGAGCACGATATAAATATTGGATTACAACGTAAAATTACAACAACTGGATTTCTTGATATTGAAGGAATATGTTGGGTGTCTGGAAATACTTTTGCGGTAATTGAAGAAAGAGAATATACTGGTCAACCAAATAATACACCATCAACTTCTGCCGCTCTATATAAATTTGATATAAATTCTGACACAACAACTATTGCTGCTTCTGATTGTATGATGATTACTGTATCTGCTGAGTATCTTTCAAATAAGGGATTTGAGGGTATAAGTTACGATAACATTAATAATAAATTTTATGCAGTTAGAGAAGGAATGGAAACTGGTAGTTTGGGAGCATTTACACCGGGAATTAGTTCAGTGGCTGTTTTTTCTATTACAATGGATGGTGTTGCAACTCAACCATTTGATGCTATTAGTGCACTATCAGGAGTATTTCAAGACTATCCTACAAAGGGAGATTTGGGTGATGTTTATTACGATTCAGCGGCACAAGAACTTTACACTATTAGTGATTTAGCTAGTGCAATATTTAAAACAGATTTAAGTGGTAATGTTTTAGACACTTTATATCTTACATCATATGGAGTTTCGGGATTGGTTGGACAACTTGAGGGTATTACATTTAATAGTGACCTATCAGAAATGTATATTACCGGAGAACCAACTACTTATATGCGATTTGTTTATAATAGTCCACCAGTAATACCATTAACTGGAAATGTATTAGACGATATAGTATTTACAGAAGTTCCGTTGCCATCAGAGGTAACACATTCAACATCAACACCATTTACCGTTTCTATTACGGCTAGTGATTATGACACACATACTATTATATTGTATTCACAATATTCTAGGTCCGCACCATATCAGATAACACAAAGTAAATGGAGTCATTTATTACCACAATGGAGATTTACTGATTTAAACGGAAATGTTATTGATAAAATAGAAACAACAGATACCACAATAACAGATTCTTCCGGTAATGCATTATATGTTACTGGCTATGCACAATTTCATTATATTGATGATATGCCAACACTTGATTATACATCTCCTGTTATGTTATGGGCAACAATGGATGTATCAGGAAGACCTGTAAATTATGACGATGAATCTGTTGGTTATTCTAATAGTATGTTAGTACAAGGAACGCAACACTATGTTAATGGTATAAATCCAACATATTTAAATATAACAAAAGATGGAACAAAGGATATTAATAAAATAAAATGGGTTGATACTAATTTCAGGTATGTAATTACACCAACCAGTGATGTGCTTACAAATATGTGCAGTAACATAACATCGGATACAATAGTATTTGACTACCCACAGGATACAACATCTTCCATATTAAACATAGAACGCGGGTTTACAAATATTCCTGATAGTTCTGTTACCTTTAATTCAACATCAGCATATTTCGAGAGATATGATGATGATGATTACTATATGGGAGGGGTATATATTAATAGCGTTAATTCTTCGGCATCA